AAAAATATATTCGTATATTAAATAAAAATGTCTGGAGCTGTAGCTGCTCATGCTTCGTATAATGGAAGTGGGACCCAGGGTCTTGCTGTTACAAATAAAATAAGCGACTCTGCCGCCGGTGATGTAGTATCTGTTTTCTGGAATGAGACAGACACAACCCGTCAGTTACTATATGGTTCGTCTACTCTAGAAGTTCCCACATCGGGTTCCGGTAAAAACGCCTCATGGGGTGGTAGCCAGATTTTCACCGTTAATAATGACATTGATTGCTTAGGTGACATGTACATGTCTCTTACTGTTGAGATGAATAAGCCAGTCACTCCCATTCCAACTGCTATTAAGACTAGTTTAGTTTCTACTAAGGGTGGATGGGGTTATTTACTAGGCGATGGTGCCTCCGTTGATACAATTCCACATGCTAGAGAGGTTATTACCCAGGGACAGCCTTACTCCATGCCTGCACAAGCGATACCCGCCACGATAAGCACATATTATGTAGCTTCCGGAAAGGTGAGGTCGAGCAGGAACGGCACGACATCACAGCAAACACCAGGTTCGTTAGGTAATCGCATTAGTGAAACAGGTCAGACAGTTGGTAGTCTCCAAACTGCTATTCAGCTTCTCACAACAGCCGGTGGAGCGGGTGGTGCCGGTGAATACAATGGTGGTTATTTTAAGAAACTTTCGCCAGGCGAAACTCACTCTGTAACTCGTACTACCGCCGGTGGTGCCTCTGTTACATACAATACAACCCCTCCAAACGGCTGGGCATGGATTGACAGTGAGATGCAGATTGTAGATTTCACTCGGTTTGATCTTGCTGAGATGGTTAAGTTTTACAACGACTCGTCTTTTAAAGTATGGGGTTACGCTGGTTGGAATCAGCCGATGGCGATCGCCGGTAGCCTCGGTATTACTTTCCCCGATGACGCTTCAAGACCATCAGGTGGTGCATACATGACACTAGATGATGCTATACAGTCTTTCAATTGGTATCAGAATCTTTTTGCTCCTTCCATCGGAATTCGCCAGGATTTAATTAACATACCATCGTTAGCTGAAATTGGCTCCCCGGCAACGCAGATGCAAGATCCTCATTGGTCTGCCCTTTTCAATGATACTCCAGAGTATGCGGCAAACGCGCCGAACGTCCTCGAGTTTATTCCTAAGGAATGGGCTGGTTCCACACTCAAGGCTAAGGATAAGTTCCCCCTTGCTAATATTATCAAAAGAGTTGAATTTCAGGTAGGTACTCAGATCTGGCAGACATTAGAGTACAATGATCTACTATCGATTAACGCGACTGAGATTAGCGAGAGTTCTTATGAACGTCTAGGTCTTCAGACCACAGGTTTTGTTAAGGGCGACGGATCTCGCGAGTCCCCTGGTGTTCCAGAGTGGTCTCCAGGTAAGAAGTACCAGGCTTTCATTCCTCTTAAGATGCTTACAAAGACTCTAAGCCCCCAGCTAGAGAACTTCACTAAGAATTCCGAGGATGGTTACTTAATGGCGGCAGCCCCTCATCAGAATGTTAAGGTTAAGGTGCATTACGCAAATTTTTCGGACGTTTGGGACACCTCTGTTAAAACGCGCGCGTATCCATCTTACATTGGGTCGGTTGTTGACCATAACGATACCGTAATTGGAACTGGTACTTATGTATCGAATGCGGCTGTTGACTGGACTCCCAATGCTATTCTATCAACTAAATTATATGCTCAGCATATGATTATGTGTAACGAGGAGCGCGAGCAGGTGAAGAATATGCCGAATGGTATTCCCAAGCGTCTTAAGATGACACAGAATGTTAATACTATGTTCCCCCAGAAAATATACCCAGATCAGCCAGTCATTGTTGATTTAGATCACTTTTCTCTATATTCGTCTCATCTTATTATTAGCGCTTCTTTCCCAGGTAGAGGTAATAAGGGTCAGAAAACTTCCCCCAGCCTAAAGTATGCTGAACTTAAGCTTAACTCATCTTCCTTCTCTGGTCAGTTGGACGGTGAATTACTAAAGGGTATTACAAATAAATCTCTAGGTTTATATGCTAATGACTTCTCGATTGATAAACAAGAGCTAGATTCTAGCATGGGTTACTACGTCTTCCCCCTAGCGTCCCGCCAGGGTTCTGGTTCGTCTGTCCCCCTTAATCGTTTTGATAATATTCGCTTAAGTCTTACATTTACTCATCCAGATATTACATCATCTGGTTACACTATCGATCAGGGTACAATCAATGTAACATGTGTTGGTGAGACAACAGGTCTCTACAAGGACGGAGCTGCTTCGCTCGCTATGTATTAAATTACAATCTAATGATAATTCAATAAAATTAATATACGAATTTAATTTAAAAAAAAAATATATTCGTATATTAAATA